AAGAATTCATGTGTGCTTAAATTTACTGTATAAGTATTTTTTACTAATGCAATTTTTAAATTGTTGTCAGTTAGATCGAATACACCCTCCAATAAGCCTTCTTTACCCTTTGTGTATAGTGCATTTGCCATTACAGGCCCACCTCAGCCGATACGATTACTCTGTATTTATAGCCTGATTCAAAGTAATTTTTTCCATCAACATAGTAAACCGGAGTAGCATCGTCTGACGGGAAGTCAATGTATACATCTGGCTTCCATGAGTGCATGGAGACTTCTGATGATACATTTTCCCATCTTGAGGGAGTCTTTTGGATTTTCTTACGTTGAGCTTTAAAGTACTTTAATGTCAAAAAGTTTGATGCTGGACGAGAACTAAATACAACTGTTACTCTTCCATTGTTCTCATCATTATTTAAATAAAAGTCACCATTAGAAGGATTGGTTGATTCTATATAGAAATTAGGATTCTTTGCTAGTATCTGATATCCAGTTTCTATATCAGCTCTTACTGATTTATCCTCTATCAGCACTTCGTTAAGCACTGTTGCTTGGCTCTCTTGTAGAATTGAAGGAGTTGCCGAATTAGTTTGACTAGTAAAGCTAATTTTTTCCTCAGCAACTGTTAGCCCAGATGAGTCAACTAAGTTAGTGACCCTGACTACATAGTCGGTATTGGAACTTAATACTACATCCCAGTATAAAGTTAAAGTTCTACTTATCTGATTATAATCAGTAATTGTATTTATTGTTCTAAATGGAGAAATTGTCTGAACAGGTGTAGCTGAATCTGTTTGTACAATAAAATTAGCATTTATTAATGATGCTATCTTGATTGTCCTGCCAAATTTAATATTTACTGTATTAACAGTAACTGTAGCGCTATCTATCAAATACAAAGCCACTCAACACACTCCATAATTATAATCCTGAACTAATAGTAATAAATTAATTCAATAAAAAGCAAAGGGGCAGTAGATTTCTCTACCGCCCCCAGCTTTAGGGTAATTTGTAACTATAACGACCCTAAGGTTTTTTATCAGCTTAAGGCTACGTCGTTTGTAACTTGAACTTCGTAGTTACGGCTGAGTCTGACGTTCTTAGCAACTGTAATACCCTCACCGTCGCCCAGCATTACGATGTCGTAACGCTCCTTCATCTTGAGTGCACGAAGATCGCGACTCGGATCGTCGAACTGATCAGTGCTCATATCGTCCTTGACGAGAAGAGTACCGACTTCATTACGGTCGATGAGGAAAAGGTCTGACTTAGCTGCTGTTGCGCCACTCTTAGCTGTGAAGCTAACGAAAGGCGAAACAAGAACATTCAAGCCCATTGGAGCTGTCGCGTTCAGTGCACCTTCCGGTGACTGAGGACGATATCCCCAACTTGTACCTACAGAAGATGCTGATCCACCAGCGTGGAAGATGGAATCCTTAAGGAATACCGACCACATCAATGGGTGCAGAATGAAATCTGTTGGGATATGATTTTCAGCCATAAGGATAGCGGCCATGTCCACAATGTCATCCCAGGTAATTGTCAAGTTGGCTGCGCCATCAATATTTCTACCTGTTGTGTCATCATAACTACCACTATCGTTATCGAATGCAATTGTAGCTGCATCCTTGAAACGGCTAAGAGCAATCTGCTCTTTCAAACGAGCCATAGCACGGCCGGCTGCGCGAACATGTAAACCAACAATGTCCCAAAGTGAATCAGCGATGACTTCCTCTGTAAAGGATAGCTTAACGCCCTTCTTTGAAACTTTGCCTTCTACCTGCTTTGCGAAAGCGAGTGCTTGCTCTGGATACTCTTGTCCTTCTGGGATCTCTGCTGCTTGAATAGCGTTGACTGCGGGGAACTCCAAAGAGCGTCCCTTACCGAGACGAACAGTGGAAAGCAATGGAGTCACAAGTAGTTGTGGCTCTGCTGCTTCTTTAAGCGTACGCGAAAGAACTTTGGGGAAAAGTGCTGCTGCGTCTGGTGACGCAAAAGCTTCCTTAATTGTTACTCTGTTGTCTGCATCTATGTACCCGTCCTCAGTCAATACTGCTTCCCAAGCTGGGAGACCCGAGAGGAGCTCTTGGATTGTCTTACTCATCGTAGGATTATTCCTCCTGTGTTAATGTTTCTTTTGTATTAATATTAATATTAGAGTGTCAGATTGACGCGGAAAGCACCAATGACATTATGTACGTCCAGGTTGGCCCGGATACCTAACTTACCACTGTAGGTGCCTGCACGAGTAAGCTCGTAAACAGTCTTTAATGCACCCGGATCAGAGGGAAGTTGCATATAGCTGAGTAATCCATCATCGAAGTTGGTAGCAAACTGCTCAACTTCAACAACCTTACCCACTTGCAACCATGGATAGGCACCAGCAACAGTTGTTGATGCTGCGAATGCCACCGGACGACCCATGTGATCGGCTCGGATTAATGAACCAACTGTTACATCGGCGTTAACATGTGTAACCATTGGGTACTCTACGTAACCATGTGTGATAAAGCCAGCGCCTTGTGAGGTGCCTTTATCGAATGGTCTGTAAAGATCATATTGTGCGCAGCCAATCGGAACTGAATAGGCGCCCACCGAAATTGTGTCAGTTGAACCAGTGGTCGAGCTAGGGGTAGCGCCATCAAGCGGATCCCAGCTAGGCATAACGTCGCCCCAACCTTGACTTGCACCAGATCCGTTAGCGGGAACAATGCGAGCATCGCCGTTTGCGTCTGCAACTACTGAAAGAATTGTACCCTTGGGGATGACGATCTCAAAACGATCATCTTCACTGTCATTGTACCATGTAGGAAGACCGGGATGGGGCAGTAAATAGGCTGCGGGGGCAATGCCCTCAGAAACTACAAACCGGCCTGCACCAGTCTTACTATGAACCTTGCGGAACTTTGCTAAACTCATTTTTTATCTCCTTAAATATTAAAGTTTACGTCTACCCATGAGGGCATCTACTAGTACTTGTTCAAAAGATTCGTTAGGATCCGTAGAAGTCTTTGTATTTTCCTCTTTATCAAGAGTAAGTACATTTTCTTCAGAGCTAACTTCAGCTTCAGATGTCACTTGCGGCATTGTCATATAATCAGAAATGCGCTTGTTAATCTTTGACGGAGCTTTAGCTAGATCTCTCAAAGAGTCTGCCAAAGAAGCAGCTGTGCGTGAAGCATGCTCGCCTATCAGGTTTTCTCTTTCATCTGCGGATTCGAAACCAAGACCGATCTTAGTGTCGACAACTCTTTCTACTAGAGTTCTATGCAATGCGCTTTTGAGCTTTGCATTTTCTTCTTCAAGAGACTTGATAGATGCCTTCAAGAGGTCAATATCTTGCTCAACGCCCTCTTTGTTGTCGCTGAGATTATTTTCCTCTTCAGCGGTCTCTTGATCCTCATTGTCCTTAGACAATGACTCTTCCGGCTTTTCAGCGTTTTCGGAATCAGCGTCTTGCACATCCGCCTTTTCTGAATCGTCAGATGAGTTCTTTTCTTCTTCTGAATCTGCGTCTGCATCTCCTTCGGAAACTTCTTTTTGCTCTTCTTCTGCAGAAGTGCTTTCTTCAGTCTTCTCTTCTTCTGAAGTCACTTTGACTTCTTCTGAAGCTTCGCCTATGGCGGAAGCTGATATATTGGAAAGATCTTCGCTTAAGCCTTCAGCTACAGCTAAAATGTCTTCACTCTTGTTAACATCTGTCATGTTACGAGTCTCCTCAGAATTATTGTTTTCAGAATCTTCATTAGATAGTAATGATTCTGTTTTACTTATATAACTTTCGCTTTCTTGAAAAGCTAAAGCTGTTAAAAAAGCGCCTTTTAGATGTAAATAAATTGGCTTAGATTCTTTTTTCTTCATATTTGAAAGAATAGATCTATTTTCTTCAATGGAAATAATATCTTCGTTATCCATATTAAGAACAAATGCTGCGCTTCTAGCTATCCAACCTTCTGAATCGGATAGTTCGGCTTTACCATCAGTAGTCTTAAGTGATCTGACTCCAGACTTTTGATCTGCTGGCTGATTCACAAAAGAATATTCCTTAAAGCCTATATCTTGCATGTCTATGAATGCTAGCTTGCCCTTATAGACTTGGCCTCTTTTGTACTTCGGGGCCTTAGGCCTTCCGGATGCATCTTCTACGGCGAGGTCGTCTCCCGTGATGCTACAAATTGCTTTTCCAGCTCTACCGCCGACTGAACCTGTAAGGTATCTCTTATCTAATACCTTTTGTGCAGCGACGGGGTCTGTTATTGCAATCTGCAATCTGACGAATGATGAACCATCAGCTTCCTTATCCATTCTAGCCGCCATGACTCTACCTATTGGCTCAGTATTTAAATCGTGGTTTAAGATAATGGGCTTAGGATAAGGGTCTACCCAAGATTGAAGAGCGTGCTCTAGAGCTTCAGCGGAATAGTTATTGTAGTTAGCAGTAAGGCCTTCGTGAATAGCTGCGACCTCAATGATGAGCCCATGCCTTGAATTAAATGATTCTGAAAAATCTAGATCTGACTTAGAAAGGTCAGGAAGTTCTAGAGTAAAATTTTCAACAAAGTCAAATGACATTTGAATCCCCTGTTAGATAGTTATTTCTGTTTTATATAGTAAGTTTATTTTTATAACATTGAACAAATTTATATAAATATATCATACTTTAGCGTAGCTGCTCATTAAGAGCTCTTGTCTGTTGTCTCCGTTAGCCAAGAATGATTCATACATTACTTCGGACATTATGTGTGGCGCATAAATATACGAGGCGCTATACAATTTAAAGCCAGCTTTTTTGCACTCCAAAGACCAACCAACATCTTCGCCTTGTTCATGCAATGTGTAATTAATATTATTGTATACGTCTTTAGACATCATCTTTGCAGCCATGATTACATCCGACTGAAAGTAATGTCCTAATTCATACTTTTCTTTTCTAAATGCTTTAACCGGAACATCTAGTCTCCAGTCCATGACGCTTGGATACATTGTTCCAAATGGAGTCATAAACATCAATGGGCTAACTGCGTCAGCGCCAGACTTAATGTGTGCTATTAGAAGTTCTATGGTATTTATGTTAGTTAGTAAGATGTCAGAATCAAGACTAAAATAATATTCTGGTTCTACTTTTCTTACTGATTCTAACAATGAATTTCTCAAAGATACCATATTTAGATACTTTGACATACTCCATTGTCTAC